ATTATTTAGTGGTTTACACTAGTGGTCAGCAATTTTTGCTGGCTTTCTTGGTGGTTTTAGGAGTTAACGGCGCATAAAAAGAAACCCGCCGAAGCGGGTTCTACTATTTTCTGTTACGAGGTATAATTACCCTAAGCAGTGATTAAACTGCTAATGATTGGCGTTGTGCTGTACGAGCAGAGAACTTGACGTTCTTACCAGAAACAGTTACTTCGCCTTTAGATGCGTTTGCATTTAAAGTTTTTTGTTTCTTCGACCGAGTTGTCTCAATCCTAACGGCTTCTACATTGCCGATCCTCCAGTAGCCCTTTAGCGCCAATCGATTCTAATTCACCCCCAACGCAGAATACTTTTACAAATACTCTCCGGTGGAGATGTCGGGACTTGCACCCGAGTCTTGCTCGCCATACTTCTACCTTCAACGAATTCTTTAAATTACTTATGACCCGACCCACCACGCATTTTGACCAAAATGCGAAACAATTACGTATTGAAAACTACTGCCAACACAATCAATATAACAAGTGCAGCAATGATGATTTGATTAAACGTCATTATTCACTCCAATCTTTGATAGAGATTAAAAGATAAACTATAATAACCGAAACAACGGCAAATGCTAATATACCCATTGTTTAATTGTACCCTTTTATATTTTTGCCGTCAACCAAAGGATTACCTTTTGCTACCACCCTTTGATGAGCGTCTTTTTGCTGTTGCTCTCGATCACGCTCTTTGGGTAACGGACCACACCCTAATCGACCCCACTCTTGTTCAGAGTAGTAATACTGTTCTACAGGTTGTTTGTTCTGTTTCATAGTTGAGTATTTAGTAATGGTGGGCCTTCTAAGAATTGAACTTAGACTCCAACGAGTATGAGTCGTTTGCTTTACCATTAAGCTAAAGGCCCATATTGTATTATAACACTAGGGCTGGTAATTGTCAAGAAACTTTTTGAGATCACCATATAGATTAGTAACCATTGCTTCTTTACTACCAAAAAATATAACTTTTTTAGGAATGCCCTTGACTGCATGGATATAGTATGGCATTTGTAATTTGCGATCCATGTCTAAAATTATATGTTGATTAAATTGAAGTGGGTCCGCAATGGCAAATTCATAACGAGCGATATCTAACTCTTTGGTAAATGTTTGATAACCCAAGGTTGTTAATCGCATGCCTCCGGTTTTTCTTATATTAAACCACCAAGTATGCATGGCTCGTTTGACTGTAATGCCTAAATCGGGGTCCAGTTGTTTTACCAGCTCTTCGGCGAGTCGTTGTTTATCTCGCACTTCAAGGATAGACCTTGTCGCCTGATTTTAACAACACCACTGTGAACTTTTCAGTTTTGAATTGTGTGTTGAGTTTCTTGGCCAAATTTTTAGCATGACCGGGATTGGAGAATGAAACCTTTTTGTATTTTGGTCCGGGGTATTGCACCAAGAGGTTAGAAGTCTTAAGGTTAATGGGTTTGTTGTCATAGAACACTGCCCATACTCCTTCACTAGCCAGTACTTGCTCGGTTTTGTAATTGGTCTTGTTGGTCAACTCAACCAACACCAGTGGTTTAGGTCTGCTCATCCATTATACTCCTACATTTATTTATGCCAAAATATAGGTATATTTTAGAATGAGCCCCCAGCTATTTGTACTGTAACTACGTCTTCTTGGGGGGATTTAACTGTTGTTTCTCGCAGAGTTTGGAGATCTATTAACAGTCTAGTAATGTCGGCATGTAGATCCTTGGCATCGGCCATGCTCATGACAAAATCTCTAGAGCCCCTGGCTTCGTGCCCACGTACACGATCAACAAATTTTTGTAGATGAATTGTCATTGGCTTCCTGTTCGGTATAGTATGGTCCTTGATAGGCATAGCGTTGTAAGGCAATTAACTTTGGTGCCAATACTGTTTGCCACGTGCGGCCTTTGCGTACATTGTACCACCCGGCTGCAAACCAGCTTTTACTTTTATTTGTCTTGGTGTAGACTGGTAGTTGTTGTGCCACATTCCAAATTGGATTATACACACGACCCGATACTGGATAACCGTGAACATGATCCACTGTTGTTTTTGGTCGAGTAATTTTTATTGCTGGTTCAAATACGATGTTTGCGTCACGAGCCGCCAACTTGATTGTTTTGAACTGTGCAATCTGATTGTTGATCTTGACCTGATATCCACCAGCACAGGCTTCCACGTTGCCAACCTTGCGATCGTTTTCTTTTAAAATCCAATATTGTTTATCTACCACCGGTAGTGCTATTAATTTCATTTGTTTAACTCCCTTTTCTTACATTCTTCCTGTACCTTAACAGGCACATCAGGATGCCATCCACCGATGAGCACACTACAATCATATTTTACAACAACTACGTCACTGTTACTGCTGGGCCAAAATGCCAAGACCAGTGACCCAATTGCAATACTAACTGCTACTGCGGCCCAGACAATATCCTTATCCATTTAATACTCCTTGATAAGTGGCATTCATCCAACGTCCAAAACTGTCTGCACTTTCGCTACACTTGTTTAATTCATACTTGCCGCAAAACTGCATAAAACGCACACCAACCTGTCCAATGTCCTTGTGACCGATCTGTTCACGTATAGCGGCATCAACTGTGACTTTAACTTCTTCGGGTTGTGCTGTCAAATCAATTAGTGTCCTATTACGTTCATAATCATCTAAGACTCTATGCTCTTGACCATCTGGGTCAGTCCAGCGTTGCAACATCATGTTGTTCCAGTTGTAACCTTTTTTATCCTTGTCCTCAAACGCTTCTTGTAGGCCAACTTTGTTTTTTGTGCCTTTCGTTCGGACCCCTGGGAACGCACTGAACACATTATCCGACGAATCGCCACGCATACACTTTTCGAAGAGTAACCATTCTGGGTTAGGGATTGTTTTAGCTTCTTTAGTTTTCTTATCAATGACTGCCTTTCCTTTAGCATCAAAGATTCCTTCTATTGTAATTAATTCGTCTGTAATACCATTGTATTGTTTGACATTGGGTGCTACCAGTTGAACAAAATCTGTATCGCTTGAAATTACCACATGTTCGTCTTGGGGGTGCAATGCAATCCAGCGAGCTATGATATCGTCGCCTTCTGCGGTCGGACACCGTATTACACTACAGTTGGTCCTCTCACTCAGGTATTTAGTCAAATTATCATAGGTTTCCCAAAACATTTTATCTTCATCTGCTTGTTCTTCCGTCAGAGCCGCCCGGGCCACGGCACGGTTATTTTTGTAGGGTTTGTACATGTCCTTACGCCAGCTTCGCCCTTCAAGAGCAAAGACCACATGATCGGCCTCGAATCTACGGGCCATTTTGTTAGCGGCCATCAGGGTAATATGAAGGGCAAATCCAATCTTTTCCCAAGTATCGCTGGCACGAAAAGCACCGTGCCTAGCACGAAAGAATAAGTTGGCTGTATCTATAAGAACATATTTCATACTGTTAGTATAACACAAATCAGGTTATAAAGTCAAGCAATTATTGTTTGCAATTTTGGTAATAAAACTTTCCGGGTCCAATCAAGATGTCCGTCTGGTGATGGATGAAAATCATCCGACATTAGTTGATCATTTTTAAGTGCCCAAGTATATAGATCTGTTATTTTGGTAAACATTAAATTATATTGATTTTTGATTGGAGTTGGTAGATATTTGGTAATATCAAAGTGACAGGTTCTTGATGGTAAATTTCCATCTAAAAAATTTAAAAACACAAATTGATACTTTGAATTTTTTAAATAGTGCCAAAGTCCATTAATATACAGATAGTTTTCTACAGCTCTCGATTCTAAAGTTTTGGTTTTTGCTAATTCAGATAACCCTGCTTCGGTGTTACCACCAGCAGTAGCATGTAGACCACCACTAATCCCACTTGCAACATCTCTACTGTAATTAAATTTAAATGGATATGGTTTAATATTTTCTTCTGGGCAAATATAGTCGTCGCGATCGCAACCACTCCACAGCACAATAACTAAACTATCTGCAGGATTTGGTCTTTCAACTTCGAGTGCCCATTGTAAAGAGTTGGCTATATGATGATTTCCAGCACCGGGCAACGAGCAATCTAAAACTTGATCAAACCCACCGAGATCTCGAAGATAGTAC